AAGCAATCATCCCGCTGCGCCGTGGTCCTGATGGGCGCCTGGGCGTTTCCGCCTTTGCTGATTCACGCGCTGCACTGAGCGGCGGCACTAAATCCTCAGGTTCGCCGGCCATGGACGAAGCGCGCACCAGTCTTGATGGCATGTCAACAATCGAGCGTGAGCGGCGGATGGAGCGCCTGCTGACTTCCGGCGCCACCAGCACCGAGATTCGCTACAGCCGCGTTGGCTCTGGTGACCTGCCCTTCGTGACCGAGGAGAATATGCTGCAGGCAACACGGGTTGCAGCACAAGAGGGCGCACGCTTGGGTCAGGCACGCACGTTGGCAGCACTGAAAAATAATCCCGGCACTCGCCGCTCGGTGGGTATCTGACTATGACTGAAGTTGCGATTGGCACCTACATCCGCTTTTTCCTTCCGAGCGGGGGTGCCACCACTTACGCCTTCCAAAATTTCCACGCGGGCGAGACCCGCGAGTACGGCGGCGTCAATTATGTTTTCTCGGGCTTTGGCTTCACTGGAACGACCGTAAGCCTGGACGGTTCCAATATTTCAGCCCAGCTCGTCTTTGGCGTTAATCAACTGTCCTTGAATTTTGTACAGCAGGCAGCTGATGACCGCTGGGTCGTCCAGATCCGCACTGTTTGGCTGGATACTGATACCTACGAAGAGACTTCAACGTATACCGACGAGACGTTCCAAATCACGGCTTACCAGCACGACGGAAGTAGGCTGGGTCTTGATCTGGGCAGTCCTTTAGACGCTGTAGCGGGCCAAGCTCCCAAGCGCACGTTGTCCCAGTATTTAGTCGGCTCCCTGCCTACAACTGGAAGCATCTCTTTCGTCTAATGCTGAACCCCAAAGGCCATCCGATCGCTCTTCTGCCCGAAGACCGCGAGCTAATGCGCTTACTGGGGCTAAGCGAGGCTGAATATCGCGGATTTGTTCGAGAGTGCGCCAAACACAGCAAAATTCAACCCGGAACGATCGTCAACCTAAGTGGATTTGAAATTATACTTATTAACCTTGTTATTGGGCTCATATTATCAGCTGCAGCCGCACTTCTGTTTAGACCGAAGCAACCTAATAAACCAATTGAAATTCGACAAAGTTCTGAAGGCGGTCAGAACGTTGTCAACCGCAGTGAGTACGCACCCAAGGCTGGCTTTGACTCACTGCAGAACGTCGTCGAGCTAGGCAGCACCATTCCACTGGTGTACGCCAAGCGCGAGACGATTGGCACCACTACTTACGGCGGAGTTCGCGTCAACACCAATCTGTTGTGGTCGCAGATGATCAGCCAAGGCGGCGGTCAGATGCTTCGCGCCGTGTTCCTGATTGGCGAGGGCACGGTTGACGAAATCGACCCAGATCAATTTGCCCTGGGCGACAACGTATTGGGCAGCTACGACTTTTCTACGGCCAACTCGGCATCTAGCCGCGTCACCTTTTATGTAAGTAAGGACGGCGGGCGCCTTGTTGCTGGAGACCGCGTTGCTGGTCGCAGCGCCGCCAACGATCCCGGCAACTCTGAAAACGATGGTGCGGATGACGTTTATCAGATCCGTGGTCTGAACGACGACTGGACTACTGACTTCTGCTACGCCTCTAAACCCAGCACCCAAACCCAATTCGGTGTTTACCAGCTAATCGGTAACGGCTTGGGCTTCCGCGTGAACCCGCAGCTTCGCCCGGCAGTCGTGATCAAAACTGAGCCAGCCGGTAAAACCGACACTCGTATTCGTTGTAATACCGATGGCGTCGCCCAGGCCCAACGCGACAAGTACAACACCAAATTTTCAAGTCGTTCCGGCCTTACGCAGAAGAACGGTTCAGGGGCTAGTGGCTCCCAATCCCTTGCGGTTGGGGACACCGTTACCTATGTCCTGAGCAACAGCAGCGACGCAAACACAACCTTCACTGGTGTGCAGGAAGGTCCAGACCATGAGGAGACTTGCCGCGATGTTGCTCAGTCGGTGGCAGGTCGGCAGCACGGCTGGGACGATGCCATCACCGTTGGCGACTTGTATAAGTGCGGCACTGCGTTGATGGTTTGCGAGTCCCGCACACCAGACAACGAAATCTTCTCATCCGAGATTGACCAGGATCCCGTTGGTGGCGGCCAGCAAATTTCTGTTTTGTTTCGCGTCGTCCGAGCTGGTACGGCCCTACTTGAGGGCACAGGCGGCACTAAGTCTGCAACAGAAACTAGCCACATCATGAAGGTGGCGATTTCAAACTTCGCGTTGCCCCGTCCGGCGCAGGTTTTGGAGTTAGGCATTCGCAGCTCTTTGGGCATCCAAATCAGCGGTCTTTGCAACTTCCGCGACTCGTTGAGTCAAAATGAGATTGATGGGCGAGCTTGCAACTACTTCAATAACAAGACCTACCGACCAGATCAGAGTCTTGAAGTAAGCAACTATCAATCTGGATCGTTTAGCGGCACTGAAACGCGCTACAGCTTTTTCCGCATTGGTTACCGCGAGGCTGGAAGCGGCGACGACTACACCTACCTCGATCAGTGCTTCGGAACTCGCAGTGTCACGCGCCAAGCGAGCTACAACTACCTGCGGCTTCAAATGCCATCAGTGGCCCGGTGGGAGTTTCGGATTGAGCCTTTGTCGGGCTACGAAATCCGCAACAACGCGGTAACCGGCAGCCTTGAGGTGCTTGACGCACACATCTCGGGAACCCGGACCATTACTTCCGGCTCTGGCACCAACACGGTAACTGCGGTGTTTACGGGTGAACCAGTGGCTCGAAGCTCGAACACCTTTGGTATTCCAGCAGTTAAAAACAAAAATCTTGGTGTCACACTGCAGGAAGGTGATAGTTACGCCGATAGCTGGGGCAAGTTGGCCGAGGCGTTTGTCTTTAACGAAATCAGCTCGTCCGCAAGCAACCCTGAGCACGAAGTCGTTTACGTCAACCTGCTGACCTCCAACCCCAATATCCCTACCTACGACAACATGGCGCTGGTCGGGATGAACATCCGCAGTAGCACTGAAGCGCGTGAGCTTAACCAACTCAGCGTCTACGTCAACAAGGGCATCAACAGCATCCACACCTTCCCTGAAGTATTGGAAGACCTGCTCACCAATGAGCGCTATGGCGCTGGATCGGTGCTTAGCGAACTGCAGGTCGATACTGCAGCATTTGCCGAGTGCGCGACTTGGACATCAGATCGTCGCTACTTCTTCGATGGTGCGCTGTCTGCGCCAGTGAACCTGCGGCAATGGGCTAGCCAGACCGCTGGTTTCTTTTTGCTGGATTTGGTCATCCGTAACGGTAAATTCTCGCTGCAGCCATCCGTTTACTTCGATCAAAGAGAGACCATTACCGCGCTGTACACAGCGGGCAACATCCTTGAAGACTCGTTTGAACTGGTCTACAGCGACGTTGATCAGCGCATTCCCAACCGCGTGTCGGTGAAATGGCGCGAAGAGCGTGCATCCACCGATGACAACAACAAGGGCCTGTTCCCGGTTATCCGCGAAGTCACCGTCCGCGAGGTTGGTACGCCTAACGATGCGCCACTGGAGTCAATCGACCTAAGCGACTTCTGCACCAGCGAGAACCACGCAATCGACGTGGCGAAGTACATCTGCCGAGGCCGCAGGTTGACCACTCACGCCGTCCGCTTCAAAACGACTCCGACCGCAGCAGCACTTGAAGTGGGTCGTTGCTTCAAGCTGGGACTTGAAACCGTGTCGTACCTGCAGCCCAATAACGGCGCAATCGACTCCGAGGGCAAAATCACCACGACAACTCCGCTTGAGGACGGTACTTATGAGGTGCTGCTTTGGACTGGCACCGAGTCCACCGTGCGGGAAGTTGATCTTGAAGTAACGGGCCAGTCAACTGGTCAGTACAGAAACGCAGCGTTCTGCCTTAAGCAAGCCAGCGTCGAAACCCGCGCCTACAAGGTTCAAAGCCTGGGCTTGGACGAAGACGGCAACATTCAAGTTGAAGCGATTTACTTCCCACTTAACGCCAACGGCTATAGCGCCATTGTTGATGGCTGGGACGTTGATTCCAACTGGAACATCCAAGGTCGGATCGGCACCAGCGAGGACAGCGGCACGACCACCAGTTCCTTTACGGGCGTTTCGATCACTGGTCCGGGCAGCGTCACTGTTGACACGGCAGCGACCTATAGCGCACTGATTAGCGGCGGCACTGGAACCTACACCTATGCCTGGAGTGGTTCTGGCGTCACGTTTGGCAGCAGCACTTCAGCGACCACAACTGTCACAGCAACTAGCGCCGGAAGCAAGACAATTACTTGCACTGTGACCAGAGGTTCTACCTCGATCGCAGCCAACAAGACAATCACTGCGGTTACTGCTCCGACGGTCACCACGATTGGCACGGTGACGATTTCCGGTGATACAACTGCGACCGCTGGTCAGACCAAGAACTACACCGTGGATTACGACGGCAAGCCTGACGCCACAGATGCAGGGGATTTTGTTGCTGGGGAAAGCTACCAGATTGTCAGCGTTGGAACGACCGACTTCACGGCCATTGGCGCTGATGCCAACACAGTTGGTGAAGTGTTTGTCGCAACTGGAGCCGGCAGCGGCACTGGTACGGCAGACGCACTGTCGGCAGCATTTACAAGCTGGAGCTGGAGTTCCAGTACTACTGACGCAGATGCCTCGATTGAATATTCAAGCGCTCCCCGCGCCACAATTACATTTGAGACAGCTGGTACTTACGTCCTCACCTGCACAGTCAGCTCGCCTTCAGCAAGCGACAGCCCACAGTCCGACACTCACACCGTAACCGTGTCATGACCACCGCCTTTCCCGCTTTAGTGCCCACATCCCGGCGTGTGACCCAAGGGCAGTACGCCACCAAACGGTTTACGTCGATTGCCGGCACTGGCACAACCCGCGCTTACGGCAGTCAACCGTTCAACGCAGAGCTGGATCTGGAGTTTGATAATCTTTCTGACTCAGATGCACTGCTGATTGCACAGGCGTACGACGACGCCCGTGGCGAGAAAGACGACATTGATTTGCCCGATGAGGTGTGGCAGGGCATGACTTTCGAACTTAAAACTCGTCTCGCTGGAACTTTTCTTTGGCGGTTCGTTGGTCAACCCACGATTAGTTCTGTGCGTCCAGGTGTGAGTAGTATCTCTGTAAGGCTGAGTGGTCAGAGGGACGGCTGATGGCGGCAATTACCGGGTCTAACGGGGAACTTCGTTACAACGGTGCTCGCGTTGCCAAGTGCCGTGACTTTTCCATTGACATTTCGCGCGACTCCTTAGAGACGACAACGCTCGGGTCGTATGACCGGACTTACGTTCCAGGTGTAAGAGGCACCACTGGTAGCGCCACCGTCATTTACGACAAAGACGACGGCGGCACACGCAATTTGTTGAACAGCATATTTAGCAATTCGGTGGAAGCAGGTTCCGTCGACTTTTACCTAAACACGACCGACAGCACTACTTTGCAGGTGAGAGCATTTATTACGCAGGTTTCGACTCCCGTGTCGGTCGGAGCAGTAACCGCCTGCAGCGTGAACTTTCAAGTGACTGGAACCATTGAAGGCACCTTCTAATGGCTGTTCTTGGCACTGGCGGCAAAATTTTGCTTCGCCGTGAGGCTCCTGAGCCAACGGTATTAAGTCCTGCAAATATCAACCTAGGGTCCAATTCAATATTGGTCCGTAACCCTGCTTTTTGGAGCGGGGACAACGTAACCATCACATCAGTCAACGGATTGCCGATTGATAGCGGCAGCGATGGCCCGGATTGCCCGGATGGTTACGCCGTTTACTACGGGTCGGATTGGGAACTGGGCTCCAACAGGGATCACATCACTGCAGACACCGACGACTTCTATTCGGTTACTGGCACGGACCAGTTCTACATGCGTTCTGACGAGTGTGGTTTGACAACGAGTGCCACCTACTACATCTATCGTGACAAGCTTGATCGAGTCAGTTTTTATACGACGAGAAGTGCTGCACTGAACGGCGACACAGGGACCAGGGTGTCCCTGTCGCGGGTTGATTTCAGGTCTCTAATCATTGCGGCCTCTGGCACGACGGCCTACCAAAACGCAATCGCCGACTGCGCTACCGATATAGGCGAGTATTACTTTTCAGATGGTCAGGACGAGGTGACTCTTGACTCGATCTGTGATTTTGCGCCGGAATACACCTCTCCTGCAGCCGATACCGCCGAGTATTACAACGCAAACTTCACTCCGCGTTACTACATCAACGCTGGAGGTTCTGGGTCAATCTGGCTGGTGCAGTGCGAGCTAAGCGGCTGGACCTTGAACCTAAGCTCGCCCGAGGTCGATACGACTTCAATTGGCGAAAAATATGGGGACGCGATCAAGGCCATTGTCAGCGGTGGTGGCACGATGGATTTCTCCGTCGAACGCAAGAGCTACACCGCAAACGAAGATCCCACTGTTTTGATGCGGTTGCTGATGCTGACTGAAAAGGGCTGTCGGACGGACGCGCAATTCTGGATGATTGACGACCGCACCGCGACCGGTGACCTGCTGCCCGGCGACCTGTATTACGAAACTGAGATTCTCATTACCTCAGTGGCGATCAACACCAGAGCTGGCGAAATTATTGCCGGGTCAATGAATTTTGCGACCGTCGGCGACATTGCGCTCAAGATGGGCACTAATTAAGCGTCTAACGAGACCTCTATACTGAGGCCATCGGTGCGCACGTAGGCAGTGGCAGAGATCGTTCGCGGTGGTCAGACGGGCTCACTCGATCACATCGACAGCTCGCAGAACACCTTCCGCACCCAGATTGCGGCACTGACCGACGCGGTTCGGCAGCTCAGTGGTGCAGCTGAGATTGCCGCTGGCGCGACTGTCAATGATCCGCTTAGTGCCCCTTACGTCCTTTACGTCAACCCGTTTACCGGCAAGGACACGTTTGTTTCGGGCAGCTACAGCACCAGCGGCACCGCGACCGAACGCATTGAACTGCAGCGTCTGGAATGCGGCTACACCGAAGCTCGCCCGTTTAAAACGGTAAACCGCGCAGTCATTGAAGCCGGGATCATCACGGCTAAGTCTTATTACACCAGCCCGCTGACCAACAACGATCTGGTCAGCATCATCCTGATGCCTGGCGTCAGCACCGTACTTAATGGCACTGGTGCAACGTCTGTTTCCGAATGGTCCGACGACAAGGATCCAACCAACGCAGAACTGACCGAATTCAACCCGAATTCCACAGGTGGTTTGATCCTGCCCAGAGGTGTGTCCTTGTGCGGCATTGACCTCCGCAAAACAATCTTTAAGCCTGCTGTTGTCCCTGGTGTAGCCGACGAAGCGTCGGATTACAGCAACCGCCGAGCCATCTTCAAGGTGACGGGTACGGGGTACTACTTCGGCTTCACCTTTATGGATAAGGCTGGCAGCACCGCTAGCCATCATTTGCTCGACTGCTTCCAGTTTGCGAGCGAAACCGAGCTTGACGAGTTTTACGGCAAGATTCGCCAGGCTTTTGGCGGAACAAACAACACTGGCAACCTTGATAACGATTTAGCCGTAACGAACGCATCCGAGTACCAGATCACTGGTCCGCAACCTGCGGCTGGCAGTCAAACGGTTGCTACGGACACGACCAATTCCGCTAGCCCTTACATCTTTAATACCTCAATTCGCAGTAACTACGGCCTGTGCGGAATCTTTGCTGATGGATCTGTTCCCGAGGGTTTCCGCTCGATTGTTGTCGCCCAGTTCACCGGGGTGAGTCTGCAGCGAGACACTAGCTGCTGGGAAAAATATTCCGCTGGCAGCTGGGGCGCCTTTGCCGATTACGACGACTACATCGCAACAAGTCCAAACGATACTCGGATGGACCCCAACCGTCGTTCGTTCCACATTCGTGCGGTAAACGAAGCAGTCATCCAAGAAGTGTCGGTCTTTGCCATCGGGCAAGGCGTTCACCACTGGACCGAAAGCGGCGGCGAGATCACTATTACCAACAGCAACTCGAACTTTGGCGGGTGTGCTGCAATTTCCGACGGCTACCGCACCAGCAGCTTTGCGGCCGACAGCGATTGGAACGTCAGCACCATCAAGGTTGCGGACAATCTTTCCGGGCTCAGCAACAACGTTCGCCGAATCTACCTGGGTACTGTTTCTGCGATCACGTCCAGCAGGATTGATTTGACCACGGCACTTGGCGAAAGTGCAACTGTTTCCGGCGTGCCCGACATTGTTGCCAAGGATGGGTACACCTTGCGCGAGGACAGCTACCTCTGGGTTGAAAACCCGCTTGGTAAAGACTGGCGCACTACCTTCACGGCTTCTGCCTGGAGCACTTCCGACACTGATCGGCTCAATATCAGTGCCGCTATTGAGGACGAAGATGGCGAAACCCCTGGCACGACTGCCGCTGGCAACAGTAACGCAATCGGCAAGCGCGTTTACATCCGCCGCTTTGTCGATACTCGTACCCCAGAGCAGCGTCGTTACACCCTGAAGCTGGCGAACACCAGTTCCGCTGCTCGCCTTCCGGTTCGTGACTATGTAATTCAGACCGACACTTCTGATTCTGTTATCGACGCCGAGTTTGGTGCAACCGAGGTGTTGCTGGTACAAGGGGTCGCCAAGACTTCTATCTCAGGAGCATCTTTAGGTTCTGAAATTATTCTGCGTCGCGGAAACACCTCACAAGCATGGGCGGCTAACACGCATTACAAGAAGGGTGAAACAGTCACTCGCAGCAATAAGCATTTCACTTGCATCGAAGAGAACGAGGACGCAACCTTTACCGCAACCAAGTGGAGCGAAAGCTATGTCCACATGGCTTCCACCTTCAACCCCGAGGACTATTACAAAAACGAGTCGCCAATCCTAATTTTTGACGATGACACCGCAGGCACCGAATCGTCAACCACCCTTGGTTACAACTTCTCGACGCTGTGGGGAAGTAACACACTGATCCGAGATCAGTACAGGGCGGCAACTGACTATCGGGCGCTGCATCTGTTTTTGACTGCGATTGGTTTCACCAGCGCACAAGCTCACACGTTGCTGACCCCACAAGCAAGCGCATCCCGTGAACTGGATCCGTCAGACAGCGGGGACATGGACAGCTTTATTCCAAGTGGAGCGGCTAACGCACTGGATAACTGGGCCGTTCAATTCCGTCGTCCTAGTGTCATCCGCTTGTTTGGTCATGCTTGGGAGTGGGCTGGCTACCTCAACTACACCAAGGCAATCCCCAAGTACCAAGGGCAGCTGTCCGACCAAAACAAGTTCACCTATTACTTCACCAACGTTGACGGCGGTCGCGTTTATGCAACCGGCTTCAACGAAGAGGGCTATCAAGTTACGCCACGCGGCTTAGAGGATATTTCAACTGGCGAAACCCTCAGCGTTGAGAACCTCGGTGCCAACGACATCACGCTCGACACGCCAACCGAGTTCACCAATCTGACCCTAAATGGCACAACGACAATCAATGACT